ACCAGACTCAATGCCGTTGGCCTGAAGGATCGGGCCAAGTTTTGGGTCGTCGAACATTGAGTCGAACAACTCCTGACGACCATCAGGAGAAGTCATGTCTGACTGGGCCTGATCCAGAATCTGTCGAACTCTGTCTGGGGATGTCTTGCCCTCACGGAACGCTCCAACCACAACGCCAACCGTACCACCACCTAAGCCACCCAAGGCGAAGGCATTGATGTATTCGTTCATAGCATCTTCGCCCGTCAAGGCTTTGCCAGCACCGAAACGCTCAACTGCGGTCTGGAACAATTCTGTTCCACCCTCAAGGCCAACACCCGCTGCACCGCCAATAAAAGATCGACCAGTTCTGCCGCCACCAGGAATCTTAATTTTCCCAGCCGCAACATCAAGGCCAAGCTTGTCCACCGCAAACTCCGACAGACCGGCAACAACGCCAGATCCAAAGATCCTTGCAAGATCTCCTCCATCCAGCTCGCGCCCTTCTTTTTTCGCCTGCTCCTCTGCCTCGCCATAAATGCCGCCAGTCTCTTTAATAAGACTTGAGCCAACTAAAGCAGTGTTTGATCCAATATTCTTTGCCACATTCTTTGTGGCTTCCTTGAGCATCTGACCAGTCGCTACCTTCACTCCCTCTTTTTCAGCAAGACGGGCAGCTTCCTTGGCAACCATACCTTCGATAAGATTCTTGGCTATGCCTTTAACAGCATCTCGCCCAACAACACCAGCAACAGCGCCGCCCACAACACCAACAGGCTCGGCAGGGCCAGATACCACTCCACCAACCACCGAGCCAATAGCGGAAGTTGCCACTGTCTCAACAATGTTTCCGCCAAGATAACCAATACCATATTGCGCCCAGTCAACCAAAGCCCCAATGTCACCGCCTTTGGCTTTTGCCCAAGCCTTAGTCACATCGTCAGTATCCTTGGCTGTTGCGCCGATTTCTTTCATCCTTGTCTGGTACTCATTGAGGCCAAACTTTTTGAGAGAAGACATTGCCCCTCCAGTGCCAAAAGTTTTCTCCCCAACAGCGCCAACATATCCGAGAGCACCGTATCCCAAAGCGGGAGTCTGCGCTAACGCTGTCCCAGCTCCTCGCATAAAGTCGCCAGTATCTTCGACTGGCTTGGCTACAGGCTCAGGCTCTACAGGCTTAGATCCGGGCCATGTATAAGCAAAAGATCCATCTGCTGCCTTTTGCTGAGGCGGCTGTACGCCTGCTTGCTCAGGCTTTGGCTCCTCAGATCCGGGCCACTTATATAAAAACGGCTCAGATGATGATGGCGTTTTTGACTTTCCGGAAGAAGATGGTAAAGAGATTCCCCTTGATTCTGGAATAGCCGCCTTAGAATCTGGTCGAGATCTAGGAAGAACATCCTCCTCAAGAGCCTTGGATGCGCTCTTGTACATAAGAAGCTCATCATCATCCTCAAGTCCAAGCGGGTCTCTACGACCAAGACGCGGAGTTATTTCCATTTGTTTTCCTATTATGGTAAGGCAACTCTTGTATTGCCAATCTTAGTGTATACCCCGTCTTTGTCTCTGAATGCCTTAAGCTCTCCACTCGTTATTAGTCTCGAAGCATTCGCAAGAGTCTGCACATCTACTCTTGGGTTTAGCCCAGCAAGCTGAGATGTCTTCTCAAATAGATCTGCATTTCTAACCGCAAGTTGCTTCATCCGTTTTATTTCTTCGTCCGTCGCTCCCAACATCTTGGTTGGGTCCATGTCAGGAACAGGGAAGAGTTTAATCATCGCCTCGACTTTTGCTTTTTGATCTGCGCCTTTAGCAGCAGCCAGCTCCATCTTTGATAGAGAAGCGTATCTGCTAATCTTTGCATCCGCCTCTCTGCCCATGATGCCAAGCTTTCTTTCTTCCAGTCCCGTAGTGACTTTGAATCTCTTATCTTCTCTGTCAAGGTCTTCTTTACGTCTCTCAGATCCAATGTTCAACTCAAGCACCTTGACTGGATCAAGTTGATTCAAAGCAGTCAACATTGATTGTTGATTCATTGAGCGCATCTCTTCTTTGCCAGTCTTCTGGTCAACAATACTTAGGCTGTATGTGCTGGTTTTTGCATCGTATGTGGTCTTTGTTGGGTCAATGGATTTTCCATCGTCGATAAATCCGTACACTTTTTGAAGTGACTTAACGACCTGATCCGGCGGCGCTCCTGCCATCACGAGTGCGGCAGTTTTCTTTCGCTGCAACTCGTAACCTTCTTCTTCCATCTTTTTAATATCTCTGTCCACCAACATGGCTTGACCAAACTCACCCTTGTTAATGAGAGACTTTTTCATTGCTGCGCCAATGAGCTGATACTTCAAGTTGTCTGCTGCCTGTTGATCTGCATACAAACCCTCGCCACCTGACTTGAAAAGGTTCTGTTCTTGCTGAGTAACCGAGGCTGTCTGGGTCTCGTCTAGGCCAGTTCGTCCAAGTCTTCGAGCCTCCGCCCTGTCGTAGCTCATGTCAGACTTCTGTTCGACAGATTGCGTAGCTTGCTGAATGGCTTGAACTTTAGCGGGATCGGCAAACTTTGCAAAAGCCCCGCGACCAAACTTCTGATCTTCCATTACAGAAAGAGCTTCTTGCTTTGCCTCATCAGCAATTCTGTCTTGCTCGGCCTGACGAGCAGCCCTTGTCTTTTCAAGTTCGTATCTCTCTTGCTCCATAGCAAAGCGTTCGTCATCTCGCTTTTGAAGAGCATCTTGACGATTTATCTCTCTAACTGTTGAGTAGCCTTTGACGGCTCCCTCAAGAAAACTACCTAATCCTGTTGCCATCATGCGCTCCTTTTATTCAGTGCTCGGCGTTTTTGTACGGCGGCAGGAGTGTGTGTTGCCTTGACCAACTTGTCTAGTTTCTTAACTCCGATTGCTTTTACCGTGTCTGCTGGGATGACGTACTCTCCATCTGACAACATTGCTGGTATCTTGTCATCAACAGGCCCACCCGGGCCAGTTACTTTGCCGCCTCGACCAAGACGCTTTATGCTTCCGCCATCTGCTCTTGCCATACCACGACCAGCCGCGCCCCCTGCTGCTGCTCCCGCGGGGCCGCCGAAGTACATACCTGCGGCAGTACCAACAGCACCATACAGTGCGGATATTTGGTCTTGTTGTGATCCATATGCGCTCATTCGCGAATTGAACTCTTGTCCGTAGATGTTTCCTGCTGTTCCGTAAGATGACGAAGCACCACCCAACATCTGTCCAGTCTGTCCGTAGGCTTTGCCCATGTATTCAGCAGGAGCCATGTAGCTGCCACCAGCAGAAGTACCAGCCGCCGCCGCTGTTCCAGCCGCCGCTGTAGCGTTCGATGCAAGACCACGACCAAGAGCTGCGGCATCATATAAACGAGCGCGACCCATGTCCTCTGCTGCGATTCTTGACTTAGTAGCCACACCTGCACGGGCAGCGGCCTCGCCCTGACCAAGCTGGGCATTGATAGCAGCAAACCTAGCAGAGTTTGGATTGATACCGTACTTGGCCATTGTGTCCAATGCCTGTTGGCGTTGAACCTGATAGGCACTGGCTACATCAGCCATACCTTGAGAGGCAAGCTCCTCTTGTTTAGCGGCAGTGCTGTAGCCCTCAGCCTCAGAGACGAGCCTTTTTTCTAAAGGTCGGAATGTCTCACGCTCATACGTTGCGTATTCTTCTGCCCGTGTAGCAGTGTCAGACATGATCTTTTTCTGGGCGGCAGAAATTTCTTTTAAGTCATCTTTAAAGTCAGCATACTGCTGTTTGGAGAAGTTTAAATACTCCATCGCAGTTTCTTGCTGCATCTTCCCAACTTCTGCGCTGGCTTGTGCAGCAGCAATCTGTCCGGGGTTTGTATCTGGGGCATCGCTGCCGCCCATGTCAAGACGACAGATATTCTTCCAGTTACTGCCATACGTGTCGCGTAAAAGCTGGAGCTTGTCTTCAAATTTTTCGTGTTTGTTTTTCATTTTTTCATTTCCTTCAGGAAGTTTTCTAGCTTGTCTTTCTGTGATCTAAGGCGAAGCTCTGGGCCTACCTCAGCAGCCCACTCAGGGCCACCTATTGCTGTAGCTAAATACAGTGATACGTCTGCAATCGAATACCTAGTCACATGAGCAATCTGCTTAGCATGATCGTCGCCATCTTGTAGTCTATTGGCTACATGCCAGTTCATGATGCCCATGCTGAAAACAGTAGTGATGTCTAGCTGGTACTTCCTGTATGCAGGGTTCCTTGGTATATCAACACAAGCCAACCAGAATGCTTGGTTAATATCCTCTTTACTTACAGCCTTATCTTCATCAATTAAGTTATCCCAAACATCAGCAATCTTTACAACAGACATCACAAGACCAACTGCATCCATGTCTCCGCGCATTGCAAACGTAAGAAACTCTATGTCATTCATAAAAGTTCAACCTAACGATAATTTCGTTTATCTTCGCAACTGCTTGAGAAAGAGTCGCATCTGCTGGTAATGTAACTAGCAAACCCTCCCGACTACCATTAATTATTTCAATGTTCTCTTTCATTGGGATTAGGATTGCCGCAAGGTAAGAATCTTTGATTGGAAGTACGCTAGGAATAGCTGGCTTTCTCATGACTCGGCAAGCTCCTTCGCAGTCTCTGCAAATTTGATTGACTTGATTGGGACGTTGCCAGTTATTTTAAATTGCCAACGGTCACCCTTAAATCCTGATGGAAGCCTATAAGTTTTTCTATCTGTGATTTGTTTTGTAGATACCAGTATTCCGCCACAGTAAATAGATATTTGAATAAAGCGACTAGATACATTGTCGGGAGGTTCGGACATTAAAGATCCATTGACGTACATGCCGTTAACTACGTGAGCATTCAATGCTCCCATTAAGTTAGCGCCAGATGTAAAGAGCGCCAGATTTGCTGCGACAATTGCTGCATTCTCTGCAATCAAAGCATTTGCAAGATCAACGTCCTCAAAACTTGCCTCTACCTGTAGAGCAGAAAAGTTCAATGGCCTTGGAAAGATAAATAATTTTGACAGCCACTCGTAGGAAAGAAAGCTATTTGCATTTCCTTCCCACTCATGTATCTTGTTATCGGTTGAAAAGTACAACTGAGCAGATGTTGGATCGACAAAAACAGCTTCTGTATAAACAGATGTTTCTGTTAGGGCAGAGGCAACTTCGTTTCTGTCCAAGATAAGACATCGCTGAATACTGGTTGTCACATCTTCCCAGAACAAATAGTACGCTCCATCTAAGATAGCCCCCAGCATGGTTGTTGGTTTTTTGCGCTGCCACTCATCACGAGTAAACAAGCCGTTTGTAGCCAGCCCAGCAAAACCCTGTGCGATTTTTACAATCCCGTTTGGTGACGCATACATAACACCAGTGTCATCAGAGACTATTGATCTCTTTGATACACAAGGCTCAAACAGTGGGATCTTTGCTTGAGACATTGATCGAGGTGTTGATCCGCTGATTACAAACGGGTTACCTTGCGTAGCAACAACAACAGATTCTCCAAAGCAGCCAATACCAACAATTGGATACTCAACAGTTAAAGAGTATTCAGCAGGCCAAGCATGTGGGACATACGGCTCTGAGAAGTAAATTTCGTTTTCTCTAAACCCAACCAAGATGCCGTTTGCCATCGAGGAGATGCCTTGCAGATCAGTTGGCGGCGGGTTGTAACTAGATGACTCTAACGCCCCTCCTAACTGAGTGGCTGTTATGCCATCTGTATACGATGCCGTGCCAATGGCAACATCGGCGACCTTGAGATAAATTGTTGTCGAAGTACCAGATACAGCTCGGTAAATTCTTTTTGTCGTTATGTTGTAGTCACCAGCAGGTGCTGTTGTTCCTAATCCAGATACGGTAATGGTTCCATTTAAATAAGCAGATATGACAGATGAGGCAGGAGAGGGAGCAGACTCTTCTTGGATAGTGCCAAATGTTGATATGTATGTATACAAATACACTCGACTCTCTACTGCTCCAGATCCACTGGCAACAGCCACTGTTGGCGCTACTGTTGGAGCAGGAACACCCATCTCATAATAGTCTCCGGGGAATGGTGCTGATCCAGTCTCTGACAAACTAGAGTTTGTTTTCTTTGGTGTGCCAGATCCTGTGTAATAGATTGGATTCTCTCCGGTGTCGAAGATTGGGCTTGGGACAACATTCACATCTGTCGTCCATGAAAGCCACAAATCTCCAGCAGAAGAGTTTCTATGCTTATAAATAGACAGAGCATTTACCGCTATGTTGTTAGCCCCAGTAACATCGTTTGGTTGATTCCATGCACGAAGCTCTCCGCTATATAGCTTGGTGTTGATTGCCGTCTCAGCTTCGTTATCTTTCAACAAAGCTACACCAACCCTTGGCGCAATACCAGCAAAAGCGGAGATCTTCAGTGCGGCCATTTAAGCAACCAATCCATTCAAGTAAGTCGTCTTACCGGCAACCTTGGTGGCCGTCAACTCCTGCTTCTTCAAGTTGTTCGGATCGTAACTGACATGTACCCAGCCAGAATCAGGAATACCCGGTGTGTAGAATTCCAGAATCAACTGCGTATATTCGAGATTATCCATGATCCACTGCGCTAAGTCAGCATTTGCTACACCGGGGATCTCAATATCGGCTGCCATCCCACGGCAATGGTCTGAGGTCTTCGATCCTCCCACTGCTGCATTACTCTCTGGAGAGCGGAACGAAGAGTTCACCTTCACCCCTTTGCCGTAATGATCGCGGACTGGTTGTAATACTTTTTCGCACAACAGACGCAGGCTCTCTGTCGCCTCGTCGTTGGGGGTATTGTCAAACCCCATACGTAAAGCTGTTTCTGATTTACACATTTCATGTAGTGAAAAATTGGCGGTTAGTTGAGTCATTTCATTCCTTTCGGGTTAAGTGAATTTGGCTTGAATTGTCATAATCTGTCGCTAAGATTTTACTTGGCAATCGTGCCACAACCAAGGGGAATATTATGTACAAGATTGAAATTGACATCGCAGAGTGGGATTTTGGTGCAGAGACAGTGACTGTTGAGACAAGTGATTTCGATAAGGTCGCAATCATTCAAGAGTTCATCGAGTTTCAGCAACTATACGGCTGGTGCGTCGACTATGATGCTATCGACTTTGATGAAGAAGTCAGCGAAGACGAAGTTGACGAAACCTATGAAGACGAAGAGTTCGAAGAATTTGAAATCGGAGAGCTTGTAGAAGACGACGATGGCTTGATCTGGAAGCGTGTGGCATAATTTATATGCAGTTGTCTTTGGGGGAGTCTTTATGGCTCCCCCTTTTTATTCAATATCGTGATCTGCTTCTATGTCTCTAGCCAACTGTCGCCAGTCAAGGCTGCGGCGGTAAAGCGCATATATACGCTCTTCAGTTAAAGGCTCAGATCGGCGGCTAAGTCTGTCATTTGCCTGAGCCAAAGCAATCTGCGTTTCATGCAGAATATTATGAAGCTCTCTAATCTCTGCTCTGAGATACGCTACAAGGTCATACGTCATAAACCTTACCCCTAAACTCAATCTGTCCATTAGCCCACTTGTGTACCAACTCAGGCCACAGCAGCTTGCCCTCATGAAACGTCAATACCGCAAAGCCTGACCGCCAGTTGGTTGGCGAGTCTTCCAAGTAGTTTATGAATTGAGGGCCATCAGGTTCTGCTAACGTGCCTGTATCAACGCCAAATCGGTTGCCGTTGTAGTCGGCAAAGGGTGTCACCTTGAGGCTGTGCAAGTGACCCGTGACCATCGTTTTGCCCGACATCGAGGCATTCGCGTGGGTGGCATGGACTCCCCCCTTCCACCTATGCTTTACAACTACATCATCTGTCGGCCAGCAGCTCCAGCATGGCTCCCACGTAGGGAAGTGGTCTTTTAGCGTAAAACCTTTTACAAATTCGTATTGAGGAGCATTGGCTGCCAATCTGTTCTCAAACCTTGCGTCATGGTTGCCCAGTGTCCACACTAGCTTTACATTGCTTCTTGCTTTTTTTGCCTCATCTTCAATCTCACCAAGAGCTATCTCGCAGGCCTTTAGCTCTTGAACTACGGATGGTGTTGAATCATAGCCGTGCCTGTCATAGCGAGAAACAGAAGCGCCGTCAAAAATATCTCCGTTAGCAATAACGGCCTTAGGCTGAAACTCTTTAATCGCCCAAAGAAGTCCCTTGTACGCTGTCGTATGTATGCCCGGCCAAAAATGAGCATCGCTAAAAACAAGAACAACGCCATTCTCAATCCCCAATTCTTTTCTGGCTGAATTAGCAGGCTTGGCAATCATCTTAATTACGTTTGATTTTTGATGCAGCGTGATGTCGTATCTAGCTTCTAAGTTACTTTTGCGCCTCAGAATGTTACGCAGATCCATGCCAACGGCTTTTGCCATTGCGGAGCCTGATTCATATGTTTTCCAAAGCTCAATAAACTCTTGATCGCTGTAAACAGGTTTTCCTGACATGGCAAACTCCAATGAAGTTGCCTAAAATTAAACTAAATCAATGACAACCACATGAATCTTAATGTTAATTTTTATTTTTTGTTTGAAACTTGATAAGCAGCGTTGTATTTATCTTGTTTTTTTTCTGGCTGAATGTACATATCTACACAAACCGCCTCAACTGTATTGCCCTGCTTAGTAATTTCAATTTTCTGTTGAGCAATCTCTTGCTCACACTTTTGCTTATCCAAGGTGTAAATCTCTGACTGAAAGAACTTACATTCCATCGCTATGCAAATGTAGAGCAATGGAATGTAAATAGTCATTTCATGTTCCTCAAGGTTTCGTAGGACTCGATACAGGCGTTGAGTTTTCTGATGGCTGTGTCTCCTTCGCTGGCGATGGCGATAAGAGATTCACTAACCTGTCCACTAAGTTCGGCTGATGCTTCTCCGCTGTTATCTCCAGCGGGAGAGGGGGCATCTGTGGAGGCTGGTACGGGGCAGTCGGGGGCTTTGACAGGAATGAACAGCCTGAGCTTGCCAGAGACAATATCATTATGCAACTTAGCTTCTTTGACCTTTGCAACATCATTCGCCTTTCTTAGTGTTTGTCCGTAAGTCTGAGCTACCTGTGCCATTGCCTGCTCAGTCTGTCTTGCCTTGGCATTCAAGGCTGCTATCTCTACTTGTTGGCGGGTATTCTCATCATGCTTGCCTTTGTAGTACCCACTGCCAGCGGCAGACAGAACAGCCAGCAAGATGCCAAGCATGACATAAGGATTGAATATGCTCATGGCTTTGGAGGCTCATCGTTGTCAATGGCTTCAGCTTTAGCACTTGCATTGGCAATCGCTTTAACGCCAGAACGACCAGCAACACCACCAAGTACACCAGTAATAAACACCATAATGGTAGAAATCTGTTGTGTATACACCTTGTCAATTGCTGCCATACTGCCATTCATTGGCTGTTGCACAAATGATACAGAGTACAAGAACATGCCCATAGAAGCCAACAGAATGGTCACCAAGACCACGATAACGAATGCCCATACTCTGACTTCAATCTCGTCTGCTGTCAGGCGATTATTAGGTTTGTATCCAATGGTTGCCATTACTTCTTCTCCTCAGGTTTAACTAACATCTCGGGGCAAGTACCAGAAGCGGTACAGATTGGGGGCTTACATTCAGAATTCTGCCAATTTAATGGGTCTTGGCAAGGATAACGGAATCTGTCATCGCAACCAATCAACAACACCAGCAGGACTGATAAGCCCCAAATACAATAAATGTTCATTTTTCTTTCTCTCTTTCTTTCTGTTCAATCTGTCTTCTAAGCTTCTCGATTTTTTCAATCTGTTGTTTTGCCTCATGCTTCATTTGAAGCACATCCAAGTACACCATGCCCAGAATGGGTAGCAACATACCCACAAGCACACAAGCTGCGACCCATCCCATCACGCTCTCCCAGTTCTGCTTAATAGGCCCATTAGCATCCACAGATACAGGAGGAATAGGAAAGCTGCCAACAGATATGCCTGTTTTTCTTGGAGGAGGCGTTCTTTTTCCTTGCGTTGCCATGCTTCTGCGTCCCGCCTCTTTCTTGCTTTCTCTTGCTCTCCAGAAATAATGTCCTTCATGCTGAACACTTCGCTATACAGAGCGCCCATTTCGGGAGGAGATTGATAAACCATGCACTCTCGTATCTGGACTACAAGTCTTTCCATCTCCTGTTGCGCCAAGACTCTGTTGAGAGCCTCTTCCATTATGTTCACATCATCAGCAAAGACTACTGTCCTTGACTTCTCCTCGGAGTCTCTGATGTGCGCTTCTAGTTGTTCTTGTAGTTTAAAGAACTCAGTAAGGTTCTTAACGATGTCAGCTTTGACTTGAGTCTCATCAACAGCAACATACTCAGACTTCTTATTCTTTGCAACAGATTTTGGAGAATCTGTTTTAGGAGCTCCGCCGAATAACTTCTTCAGCGTACCCCAGATTCCCTGTACTTCCTTACCAATGGCTACTACGTCATTGGCTGTTTTCCTAATCTCTACAAATGATTCCTTGGCCTGCTTATAAAGATCACACCCTGCTTGTATATTTTTTACAAGGCCAGCGGCAAGAAGACAGATTGAGATTGGGTCAATTTTATTTCACCGTTATGCCGCGCCGCCCAACCGCGTTCCTGTTGCCACCCAAGTAACGAATCCGCTGCCACTAACGTAATTACCAGCCGCGCCGCCAGCGCCGCCGCCGCCACGATTGCCGGAAGTTCCGTTAGCTCCAGCAGCTCCGTAGCCACCACCAACACCTCCGGGAGCGTATCTGCTTCCTCCAGCACCGCCACCAGCAGTTAAAGTACCCGCTCCGCCTGCCGTGCCTGAACCTGTACCCGGCCCTGACCCGCCGCCTCCGCCGCCTCCGCCGCCATAGGTAGCTCCGCCGCCTCCGCCGCCTCCGCCATAATTGTCCCCAAAGGTATTACCGGCTCCACCGCCGCCACCACCGCCGCCACCAGCAATAGTGCTGTTATTTGTAATAGATATGGCAGAAGAAATAGACATGCCTGTACCGCCAGCAGCACCCGGAGCGCCACTAGAGTTGGGACTGCCAGAGCCACCAGCACCACCGTAACCAACGATAACCCCGTTATTTATCAGCCTTACGCCAGATGGGAATGAGCCACTAACAGTTAGCGCAGATGCAGATGTAGAGTTTGCAAGAATATAAACACCACCATTGATAGTGACCTGCAAAAGCTGGCTGGTACTCCATCCGTTTGCCAGAGCATATGTTCTGAGATCCAGATTTGTTTGGTTGGCGGAAATAGCAATGCTTTTCATGTACTCTTTGCTGTACCCGCTAGACATGCTTATTGCCCCACTCGAAGCGCCAAACAGTGTGCGGACATTTGTGTCGTTCAAAGAGATCGTAGCTGTACTGGAGAGCTGAAGCTCCGTATTTACGTCCGCCAGTGAAATTGGCCCTGATGCTTGTAGCGTCATAGCAACCCCTTAAACAGAACCGTAAGCAGTTATATTGCCTGTTGCAGTTATATTGCCAGATGAATCTATCTTCATCTTGTTTACGCCGCCGTACTTAAAGAACAAAACACCTGAGGTTTCAACAACAGACCAGTTTGTTCCTAGCGTAGTAGTGCCTGTAAAAGTTGGGGCTGAAATCGTTGGGCTAGAGATTGTTGGGCTTGAAGCCAATACAACACTGCCTGTACCTGTTGCTGTAGTCGACCCAGTTCCTCCGCTTGCAACAGGCAAAGCTCCTCCGCCAAAAGTAGGGACGTTGGTAAAAGCTACAGCAGGCCCTGTAAAACTATTTGTTCCGGAAAAAATATTTGTTCCAGTAAATGTATTGTTCTTGTCTTGGGCGGCAAAGTTGGTTAAGCCAGCGGCTGTAACACGCAAGGAGATATTGTCTCCACCAATAAAAGATCTGCCTGTTGTGCTCTCTTGGGCGCGAACAGCCGTCAATGAATCTGTTGCTCTAGCGGTTATTTTGACAATCTCTATGTTGTTGCTGGAGTCAATTATGGTTGCATAGAAGTAATCTCCAGCGGACAGAGATGGGAAAAGAGCACCCTGACCAGAGGCAACCGTAATCGTAGTGGCCGTACTATTGATAGAAGCAGATAGTGTGGCTACTGCGTTGTTTGTAAATTTCTGTTGAGCCATTTTTATTCTCCCTGTATTTCAGTTGTTGCGGACAATTTACAGCCCCAGAAGTTTCTTAACAAAGTCAGCGGCAACATTCGGCCCAAGCAACACCGCCGCAATGACTACATACAAAAGATGCTCGATCCTTGTCATTCGTTTCGAGCCTTCATTAAAGCGCGATTGAATAACATCATACCGCTGGGCGCAGACCGCCTCATGAATGCTTAGGCGCTTATCGGTATCGGTGGCTAACTCTTCAACTGCTTCCATGTCTTTACTCCGTTGTGCCTTCATCTGCTAGTTCAGGCGTGTTGCCCTCTGCAAGCCA